AATTGGTATGTTTGCCTGTTCTAAAATCATCTGCGATATCATATAACACAGCTTGGTCTTTGTTATCACCTAATCGTAATACACGGCCAATAGATTGTAAGTTTCTAATCCTGGACTTAGATGGTGATGCAAATATTACATTGTGTAGATTACGAATATTAATACCAGTAGAGAATGTACCATAAGATGCAACAATGATTGCATTAGTTTCTTTTTCTGTTACGGCACGAACATTCTCACGTTCTTCTACATCAGTACCACCATAAACAAAAGATATTGTTCTATCTATGTTACTGTCTTTGATGTGTTCATATAAAAACTTGCCATGTTTATCCACATATTGGAATAATACAAGTGTGTTACCTTCTAACGATAGAGTTAGATTCTTAATGAAATCATTTCTTTTTCTACTAGCAACAATGTAATCCATTTCAGCATTGTAATCCCAATTTCTGGATTCTTTACATACAACATCTGGATATTTTAGTACAATACATTTGATTTTAAAATCAGCAGCATGTTTGTTTTCAATCAATTCTTTAGTTGTTGTTGCCTTATGAACTGCACCAAACAAACCTTCTAATACTAATCTGTGTGTCTGAGTGCCATCTAATGTTCCAGTACATCCAACACGCATGGACGCATTCACACAACCAGATAGTATGGTTGTCAGAGACTTTGCTTTAAACTGGTGGGCCTCATCACCTAGTACATAATCAAACTGTTCAAAGTATTCTTTCTCTCTGTTGTAGATGGATTGCCATGTTGTGATAGTTAAAAACTTATCTGTGTGTTTATCTTTACCTGCATACTGTCGGTGACAATACGTATCAACATCATAACCATATGACTTGAAATCAGAATACATTTGTTCAACCAATGATGTGGTTGGTACAATTAATAAACCTTTAGAGTGATTCTGTTCTTGTATCTTAGAAAGAATGAGATACAATATAAGAGATTTGCCTGATGCTGTTGGTGATAATAACAACATTCGTTTGTTACGAATGGCTTTTACGAATGCATCTAGTTGGTAATCACGTACCTCTAGTGGCAAGTTTAATGATGTAATGAATTCTTTTGCTTCGTGTACAGAGAAGTTAGTTGTGATATTAACTTCTTTTTCCAGTTCTAATGTGTATTCACGTTCTTCACAAAACTTTTGAATGTATGGAACTAGACCATGATAGATATTAAATGTTCTTAGGTCTGCCAATCTAATCTTGCCGTCCCATATGCGAGACTTATAAGCAGGAGTAAACTGGTAACCTGGAACATAGAATGTGAAATAATCACTTAACTCTTGTGCTATGTTTCTTTCACATTCAAACCTAATGTAAGCTTCATTAAGTTTTTTTAATATCAAATCTGCCATTAACCTATGCCTTGTATGAACCTCTCCCAAGCAATATAGTCACGTAACTGAAATGTACGACTGTTGAGTTCCTTCATAATACTTTGGCAAACATCAACTATTTCATCATGCATTATTTTGCTGGCAGAGAGTTTGTTTAAATCTTCATCACTATCAAAGTATGTAGTAATGTCGGATTTGAGTACAAATGGAAATGGTTCCCATCCGTATTTTTTTAATTCGTCATCATCCATTTTGCCTGTATAATATTCCCACTTTATTTTTTTATATTTGTTAAACTTAAACTCAGCTTCTTTAGAAAGAAGTCTGTGCTTGGACATGATAGTCAAGTACTTCGAGTGTAGTTGTGGAATATTAATCAGTTCAACGTTGGGTTGTGTGCGGTCAATCTGTGCATCTTTACGCCACATCTCCAACAGTTCTTCAAGTTTAGTCATAGAGCCTCCTAGTTAGGAGTATACATTATAAATTACAGTTTGTCAATATCGTAATAGGTAAATCTGAATGTGGCATCGGCAGTAATGATATTCTCAGGTGTGTCGGTAGATGACATGGCGAATGAAGATATGCTTGTTGGGAATACTTCGTAGAATTTAAATCGGTACAATGGAATATTTGATGATGACAATATGGTAATTGTTGCATCAGAATATTGAGGACCTGTAGTTTTACCNAAAGATGTATATCGATTCAAGTTTGCCAAGTTTTGATATTCAGAGTAATCTTTAGGGAATGTCATTGCACGAATCCAATCGTGTACTTCTTTCCATGCCTGTAGTTCTTCGTCAACCATAAAGGTTACGTTTAACAAGTCATAGATGGCCTTCTCACCAGGAATGTACATGTCAACGAAAGGTGTTGGCTTTGGTATTTCCGACAATGAAACTCCAGGTACCGTTACCGTTTGGCAAAAGTACTGCATGTTTGGTAGTCGACCAAAGTTTAACTCAAATTTATTTGGATGAATTAAATTTGGATTTGATGGGTTTCTTGTTAGTGCTGTCATACGTATATTTAGGCGAAAAAAAAGAGAAGGTCTTTCGACCCTCTCTTTTAAGTAACCCTCTTAACGGGGTTTCTATTACATCAAGTTAGAAATCTTGAATGCACGATAGTACAAGTTAGCTCTAGCGGTCAATGCGCCAACGCCTTGTGTAGCACCTTCTGCAAATGGGTTAGCAACTAGACCATAACGTGTCTTGAAGCCAATCTTTGGTTGGAAGTTGTTTGTATCAACTGCACGAACCATTTGTAGAGGAACGTATGGGCAGTAGAAAATACCTGCGTCATATGCGTTAGAACCCTTATAACCCATAACGGCAAACTCGGATGTGGAGTTAGCAGCAAAATATGGATCGATGTACACTTTGATACGACCGAACAATGTACCAGCAAATGTATTGCCAGTATCGTCAACTGTCAAGTTAACTTGGCTGTTCAAAGCAGATTGGTAGTCCAAAAGACCAGCCATTGCCAAAGCAGAAGCAACGTCAGATGAACAGATCATCACGTTACCTTTACCACGACGGGTTGTCTTAGCGATTGTATTGGCTTCACGTTCCAATTGGAATGCCAAACCTTTAATCTTTTCAACCATCCAGCGACCGTTAGAGTCTGTATCCAAGTCAAATGTACCTGCAGTAGTAGTACCAACTTGAGCACCAACTTTAGCAACAGAGTAAATTGTACGGATAACTTCACGGTTAATTTCAGCAAGAATTTCAGTTGACAAGATGTTTGCCAATTCTGTTTCTGCGTCTAGACCATGAACTGCCTTCAAGTCTTGTGCCAATTCCATTGAGTACTCTGCCTTCAAAGCACGTGACTTTGCAGTAACAGAAACTTTCTCAATTGAGAAGCCCATTTCATTGAATGTCAAATCTTCAGCAACAGAAGTTGCCATTGCACCGCCAGTTGTAACTGTAGAAGCAAAAACGTTTTGGTTACCCAAAGCAGTATTAGCAGCCATAGAAATAGCTGTTTGTGTAGCTTTATCACCAGAGAAACCAGTGTTGGCTTCATTGTAGAAAGCTTCGACAGCACCGCCATTCACATCACGGTTAGTACCGTAAGTAGAACGCATTGCAAAGATCAATCCTGTTGGGCCTGTCATTGGTTGAACGCCAGCGATATCATAAGCGATAAGGTTAGGCAAAGAACGGCGAACCAAGCTGATTAGGATTGGATCNAAACCGGCAACAGGGCCTGTTGCAGTAGAACCACCGGAATAACCTGTGCCACCCAAAGAATTGGTTGGTGCAGTTTCCATCATCATACCAGATTGCTTCTGCATTTCTTGAGCTTGATTCTCAAGAATAACAGCAGTCACAGCCTTGCGGTATGGGTCAGTAATTTTTGGTAGTTCTGGGTGGTCAATGACCGTTGCCCATTTAGTCTGAAGTTGTTCAGAAAGTAACATATTTAATCTCCTTGATTAATTTATAGTTTGGTTTTAGAAATAGCGTTAGCAACAGATGACACATATGGGTCGGCGCTTACTTGTTTCTTAGTTTCGCCTGCGTCTTCTGCAGATACCTGTTCGTGTAGTTGCTCTTCGTCTGCCTTTTTAACACCAGATGGGAAGTAGTTTTCACGGATTGTCTCAAGTTTGTTTTGGTATTCTTCCTCTGTGGAGAATTCAACGCTCTCTGCAAGCGATTTGATTTTTTCAACTTGAGTTTCTGTTAGGCCTTCGCAAACAGAACGGGTAACTTCTTGTTTTGTGGCTTCGATTAAAGACTTCTTGTAACCGATGCTCTTTTCAATTTCTTCATTTAATTTGGACTCTAACTGTTCCACTTTAGTTGCCAACTCATCAACCAATTCTACCTTGTCTTCAGGTACATTGATGTAGTTCTCAGCAAACAATTTGTGTAGACCAGAAATAAAGTCTTCGGCCAATTCAGCACGCAAACCGGATTCGATAGCGATTGCGTTTTCTTCTAGCCATTGTTCAACTACGTAGTTAACATAGTCGTCTACTTTTTCTTCTAACTGAGTGCGTACAGACTCGATAGCTTCTTCAAGCATANCNGCATACTTAGCTTCAGTTTGTTCTTCGATTTGTTGAATNCGGTCAATAACACGTGCTTCAAAAATCGTAGTAACTTTAGATTTGAATTCTTCAGAGATGTTTTGGTCATCGGCAAACAAAGCATCAATGTCGTCTTTAGCATTAACTCGGTACTCAGACACAACAGTACCTTCGATTTCTTCTTCTTCTCTCATTTTTAGTTGAGTGTCAGCAGAAGCTGCAGAAGGCTTTGTTGTCGGAGCGGTTGCGCTCTTAGCTGCCTTAGTAGCATCGATCTTGTGCGAGTCATCATCTGGCTTCGCATTCTGGGGTGTTGGTCCGCCTAGGTCGACCTCCTCACCAGGTAATTTTTGTGGTGGCATTGCTGACGCTTTACTCTTTCCAGAGGAAAGAATTTCAGCTGCTGCTTCCATTAGTTTGTTTTTAGGCATTAGGATTCTCCTTATGATATCTTATTTATAAAATTAAAGTTTTCTGATGAAATTTTCAAACAGCTGCAATGCAACTGCTTCTAATTGTTTTTGTGGAGCATTTCGTATGGCTCTCTTAGCATTATCTATGTCTACTTCCACGAATCGTCCCTCAACGAATAGCCATTCTTTACCCTCCATAATTCCGTTAACAAATGCACCTGGAGCTGATGGATCCGCAACGATATCGGCAGCCGTAGCCAAACGCAAATCGTCTTGTACCAAGTTGTAACCTTCTCTAGTCATGGTTACAGAACCCATAGCTCTAGAAGATACACCCAAGTTAACATCATTCTCAATAAAATTCTTAACAATATTTCCGTATGGAGTATCTAGGATCAATGCCTTACCATAAAATGAATTGCCATCTTCAGTCAAAGATACAATCTTATGTGATACTCGTTCCAAGTTGAGAGTCGGTGTGTCTGGATGACCAAGTTCTCCCAATGCACGGTTTGTTTTAACAAATTCTTCGTTATAACGTTTAACTTCTTTACGCAATGTATCCATCTTGTACATGCGGTTATTACGATTAACTTTTTCAGCAACAAGGAAAGTACCTTCAATGTAAAGGTTCTTTTTACCTTTTTCTGTTGCTTCAGTGAGATACTTTACGCTCTCAATTCTTTCTGTAATTAGTTTCATTTTAGATACCTACTAATGGTGTTGCATAAGTTGCAGATTTAGTAACTGATAGAATCACAGTACCATCAGTACCACTGTTGGTGATATGTAAATTGGCAGAAGGTGTATTTGCCAAAGAGATATCATACTGTGTCAATGGTAAGTCATTTGACTGATACATTGCAACAACCAATGGTGCAGATGTATTATCACCACGATAGATGCGAATCCATCCATCAGAAGAGGTAATAATGTGTGCAATCGATGCAGCTGTGATAACTTCATTGGCATCTATTGCAAGTGAAGTCAACGGAATAGTTGTTGCCGTATTACCAGTAACTCTGATAATCGAGCGGGATCTTTTTGTGTTAATAATTTCGTATGCCATATTATTTTATTCCCATTGATTTGCGGCGGCGCATAGACATTTTTCTTTTTAATAAGACTCTATTCATCTTTGAGCGGCCTTTAGTTTTCCAATATCTTTTTAACATTCTGGATTTATGCAACCTTTGTGCAGCAGGTATTCTTTTTACCGTATTTCCAGAAAGTCTATATCCTTTAATTGCTGACCTACGTACATTGCGTTGAAGAATGATTCTGCCTTGTTTGTTTCTTCTGATACGTCTTTTGATTCTTTGAACCCTACCAGTTTTAACAATGTTGCCTTCATCTAAGTCTTCTACTTCTTCATATACGATATGAGCAATATGACCTTTTGCTTC